CTACGGAAGTTCCGACAAGCAGGATGCACGACGATTGCAGCAGCCTACTCGTTGTGGATGATTATTTTCCAAAAACACAAGTCCGTGATTATCCTATCAAAGGGGGACACAGAAGCCACTGAGGTTCTGGATCGTATTAAATTGATGTATGATGAACTTCCTCCCTTTCTAAAGCCTGGAATTGCGGAGGATAACAAGCATACTCTTAAGTTAAAGACAGGATCTGTTATTAAATCACGCCCATCTGGAAAACAATCAGGTCGTTCTTTGGCTGGATCACTTCTAATCATTGACGAAGCAGCATTTATTGATTCTATTGATACTATTTGGGCTGCTGTGTACCCTATTATCTCCACAGGAGGTAGAGCATTTGTTCTTTCTACAGTAAATGGTATAGGTAATTGGTATCATGATGTATATCAAGCAGCAATCAATAAAGAAAATTCGTTTAATCCAATAGACATTCGATGGCAAGAACACCCAGAATATAACTATAATGATGATTATTCCCACCTCTACGAGGCTATGCGGGAAAAAGGGTTAGATATTTATAAATGGGAGGAGACCACACGGGCAAACATGCCAATGAAACAATGGCTCCAAGAGTATGAATGCTCATTCTTGGGGACTGGAGATACTTACATTGAGGGAGGGGTGCTGAAAGAGGTTGCATCTCAAACAAGTGAGGAGTTCTATACAAAATACAACAATAGAATGAGGGTATGGCAAGATCCCCAACCTCACTATTCTTATCTAATTTCTTGCGATACTTCCTTGGGGCGAGACAGAGATTATTCCGCATTTCACATAATAAACTTATATAATGGACAGCAGGTTGCTGAGTTCTACTCTAATAGAACAGCAATTAATGACTTTGCTAAAATTTTAGCAACGGAAGGTATGCTATATAACATAGCGCACATTATTTGTGAGCGAAACACTATTGGAAACAACTTAATTGACTGGCTTAACAATGTATACGAATACGAGAATTTGTGGGATGACGAAAAAGGGGAAATCGGATTTCAAGTCACTGCAAAAAACAGAGATAGTATTCTAGCGGATCTTGAAGAAGCGGTTCGCACGGATACAATTAAAATTAACTCAACTAGAACTTGTGACGAACTAATGACCTTCATTATTACGGAAAGTGGGAAAGCAGGAGCAGAGCGAGGACACCATGATGATCTTGTGATGAGTTTAGCACTTGCGGTTCATGCTTATAAAAACTTAATGGATACTACTCCCTTAGAGTTTGTAACTAGACTGCCTAACCAAGAAGCTCCTTTAATGCCGTCAATGAATTATAAAATCAAGATAAAAACCCAAGCAGGAACAATGACAGAGGAAGATTATAAATGGCTGATGAAATAAAAAATGATGAAGAACCTTTAGAAGAGGGATATACTGTTTTCGGTGGAACCGCAAATAGAGGAAATGCATATTATACCCCCACAGGACCCATTGGAAGATTCTTTGCTAAGTTCTTTGCAACAAAAGCGCAAAAAGAAGCCGTTAGAATTATTGATAAAGGTGGTGTATACCCTGATGCTGGTGATACTGTCCTCTCAACTGATATAATTAAAGATGTGGGGAAAGATGACCCCGCTGCTGGCTCCATTGCTAGAAACCCAATTCTCCCTCAATTAGAACTAAATCGACGCAGACGCTATAAAGAGTATGAAGAGATGGACGAATACCCTGAAATTGGAGCAGCGTTTGATATTTATGCAGATGATTCTACCCAGCGAGGTCCAAGAAATGAACGCTGGAATATTAAAACGGAAAATGATTTAGTCGCTGACGAAGTTGAAGCTCTTTTTAAACAAACTAATATGGATAAGTTTTTGTGGGATATTATCCGTAACACTGTTAAATACGGAGATTGTTTTACAGAGCTTATTGTTAATGTAGATAAGCCAGAAGAAGGTATCAAGAAAATTAAAATCCTCAACCCTAATTGGATTTTGCGTGTTGAAAATGAGTTTGGGTATCTTAAAAAGTTTTTACAAGAGATTCCTGACAGTCAGACTATGCAATACCAATACATTGATGGGGGTGGTGGTGGCAACGAGAAAGCTGTAAAATATGTTGATTTAGACAAGAATCAAATTGTGCATTACAGACTGCATACCTCTGATCCTCTCTTTTACCCTTATGGTAGATCTATTGCAGCGTTGTGCCATCGTGTCTTCCGATCATTGAAAATGATGGAAGATGCCATGATGATCTATAGATTATCCAGGGCTCCTGAGAGACGCATTTTCTATGTGGATACGGGAAATCTCCCCACCAGTAAAGCGGAGATGTTTATCGAGAGGCTTAAAGATAAATTTAAGAAAGAAAGATATTATAATAATCCTAAAGGGACTGTTGATAATAGATTTAATCCAATGTCTATGGACGAAGACTTCTTTGTACCAAACAAGAACGGAAAGGGTACAAAAATTGATACCCTTCCTGGGGCTACCAACTTAGGGGAGATCGAGGATGTTCGCTATTACAGAGACAAGTTACTTGCAGCCCTTAAGATTCCAAAAGATTACATTGTAGAGAAAGACCAAGCTCCTGACAGAAAAGCTAATCTTTCTCAGCTTGATGTAAAATTTGCCAGAACAATTCAAAGAGTTCAAATTAATATTGAATCTGGTTTAGAGAATATGGCTAAACGACATTTACAGCTTAGAGGATTTCCTCCTATTCTCATTAAAAATTTAAGAATTCAACTCCCAGAACCTTCGGACATGTCTGCGAAGCGAAAGCTTGATATTGATGAACAAAAAACAAGAGTTATTGCCGCTGTTCAGCAATTGGGCTTATTCTCAAAACAAGAGATCTATAAAGAGTACTATGATATGACTCCTGAAGAGATTGAGAGAATGAAGCGGGAACTTGAGCAGGATATGGAGGAGATGTCAGATCAGGAAGCTGAGGCTGGAGCTTCTGCACCTGCTGGTCCTGGGCCTATGGAAGCGGGAGGACAAGAAGGGGCAGAAAATGTCCCACCAACCGCAAATGAAAGTAAGATCTCTAGTCTAGAGACCGTGCTGGATTTAGTTCTAGAAGAAGATAAAAAAGAGGTTATTTCTAGAATAATTAAAAAAGAGCAACAAAAACCCACAAACACATCCGAAAACTTACATATATAAGTTTAGAGCCTTAAATGGAGAAAAATTATGTTTTCTAAATTATTTGAAGAAAGAGACAAAACAATTTCCCTCTTAGTTAAACTAGGAGATTGTATCGGTAGGTCATTACGGGAAAATATCACCCTTTTCTCTATTGATAGTGCCAATTCAGTAGTTACTTATCTTACCGAGAGCAATAAAGTAATCAGCGGTAGCTATGACCTTGATAAAGATATTTCTTTACACCACATCAAAGTACAAGATTCAGAAGTCTTCCAGGACGGTGCTGAGTTTGATAAATTTGTGGATGATAAGATTCATTCTTTTGTGGAAGGTATTCATTACGGTGAGTATAGTACTGCTGATGAATCTTTCACTGATATCCTAGCACTGTGGGAAAATAGGGTTAAACTGGGCTCCGTTCAGCAAAAACTATTTGAAAAGGCACTTAAGTTAGAATCAGTAGAAAAGATTGTCTCGTCTGATGAATTTCAAAAGCTCGTTGAGGTTACTCCTCAGTTTCATGAATTCTTACAAGAAAACTTCGAGAAGATTTCCCAGGTCCCAGAGATTAGAAATGCCGTAAACCTCTCTCAAACTGTTTCTAATGCTTTTGATTTCCCTAGATTAAATTATGATAGTTTAGAGGAAAACAAATCCTATGTTATCAAGGATGGAGAAGAGACTTCAATTTATGAAATGATTTGTAGACAAGAGCTTGTTAAGAAAGAGCTTGTTGAATCTAAGAAGAACTTTAATGTTATTTGGGCTACTAATGATAGTGTCAAAAAACTTGCAAGTATGATTTTTGAAAATGATGAGAAGATCGTAGCGGCTTTGTCCGATGCATTAAAAGAAGTCCCTTACATTGCTCTTGCTTCTAAAAAGACTCTTACCGAGACCTTTAATAACTGCTTAGGGCAAGCAGATGGTATTGGGGTGTCTGAGAAGGATGTTCAATCTTATGCTTCTAAGATTTTTGAAGCAAAAAAAGAAGTAAAAGAGATGTTCATTGAGTCTATTAATGAAAAATACGGAGTGAACATCCAAAATCTTCAAGAAGGTGCTTCTTTTAAAAGCCTTGCAAATACGCAAGTTATTATCTTTGAAGCCTTATCTCGCCTTACCCCCAAGGGGTCAATTTTAAAGCAAGTTCTTTCTGAGCTTGCTACTTCCTTAAAAGGTAAAAGTGGGGTAGAGACGATTGATGTAAATAGCTACATCTATGAAGTTTTTGCCTCGGCTGGCTACTCTGATCTATTAGAAGAAAATAAAGGTGTTAGTAAGTACACTAAAATTGATTTTAAAAGAGTAGCCAAAGACCTAGGTGATGTAAAAGATCTTATCGGCACCCTTAAAGATAAAGCTGCTGTTGTGGATCAAGAATATTCAAGTGATGAAAACTTAGATCAGGCGCAGATGGCAGCGCAAGAAGAAGCCCCAGCGAAAGAGGCTGCGCCAGCAGCGGCTCCTGCGGCTGCTCCCGCTGAAGAGGCACCACCTGAAGAAG